CGGAGAGGCTGCTGCGCAGGGCTGGAGCATTAAGGATGGCGGAATTCAGTTGTCAGATGGTGTATTTAAGATCACCAAGCAGAGCAATAAAACCTGGTCCCTGACGCATCCGGTGGATGACGCAATTACCCTGCTGACACAGGGCGGCAGACTGACCTGTAAGTTCCGCCTGTCAGGCGCACTGACCAACAATCAGTTCGGGCTGGGGATTTATCTGTATACGGACGCTCCCGTTCCTGATGGTGTGGCGATGACGGGTACCGGTAATCCGTTCCTGATGTCGTACTTCACTCAGACCACTGACGGCAGAGTGAATCTGATGCATCACAGGAAAGCCGGAAACACGAAGCTGGGGGAGTTCGGCGATTACGGTAACGACTGGCAGACGCTGGAGCTGGTGTTCACCGCCGGCAGTGCCACGGTTACTCCGAAACTGAATGGAGTGGCTGGCCCGGCATTCCAGGTCATAAAAGACAGTCTGACACTGGGGCTGAATGCGCTGACGCTGACGGATGTTACAAAAAATGCAGCGTATGGCGTTGAGATAGAAAGTCTGGTGCTGGAGATAAATGCACCGGCAGCATAATAAAAAAACAGCCAGTACTGACTTTCGTCGGAGAAGTACTGGCTAAGAAGGATAGTTGGGTTTCACATGATACTTATATCTGGCAGTACATTTTCTGACAGACAGTGACGGATGTTGTCAAGATATTGTGTCATTTATAACCTGAATCAGGGGTTGGTCGGAATGTTATCTGGCATTTTTAGCAGAGCCTGAATGCCATAATCACGGCTCCCGGCGTTGGCCGTCAGTGGGTGACACTGGCGGCTTTTTGTTTTCCTTTACTTTCATTTTCTGTCGGCGGTGACGGAGACATACATCAGATGGAAAAAATCACAACAGGTGTGTCATACACCACGTCAGCGGTGGGGACGGGATACTGGTTACTGCAGCTGCTGGACAAAGTCTCTCCGTCCCAGTGGGTGGCAATCGGTGTGCTGGGGAGTCTGCTGTTTGGCCTGCTGACGTATCTGACTAACCTGTATTTCAAAATCAGAGAGGACCGTCGCAAGGCTGCCCGGGGAGAGTAAAGCGATGAAGAAAAAATACGAACTGGTTGTTAAAGGGATAAATAATTACCCGGATAAGATTACTGTTACTGTGGCACTGGAAATTGGTGGGTATCCGTCACTGTTGTTGCCAGATGTGGCGATTAGTCTTGACCGTACTGAAGGAGCCACGCTGGAGTTTTACGAAGCTGAGGCGAAAAAGCAGGCGAAGCAGTTTTTCATGGATGTTGCTGCCGGGTTATGTGAAGGGGATGGTCCGTTGCCGGAAAAGCGGCCCATCATTTTAGAGGCGCAGGATGTGTTGATAATCTACAGAGGAAAACTACCGGGAATAATTACTGGTTCTCTGAAGACTTAACATATCCAGGGATTTGAAATCGATAAACCCTGATAAATATCCATGAACACCAAAATCAAATACGGCCTGTCGGCTGCCGTTCTGGCGCTGATTGCCGCAGGTGCGCCTGCGCCTGAAATCCTCGACCAGTTTCTGGATGAAAAGGAAGGTAACCACACCACGGCATACCGTGATGGTGCGGGTATCTGGACCATCTGCCGTGGAGCCACCCGGGTGGATGGTAAGCCTGTCCTCCCGGGCATGAAGTTGTCGAAGGAAAAATGCGACCAGGTTAACGCCATTGAACGTGATAAGGCGCTGGCATGGGTGGCGAAAAACATCAGAGTGCCACTGACCGAACCCCAGAAAGCGGGTATTGCGTCATTCTGTCCGTACAACATTGGTCCCGGTAAGTGTTTCCCGTCTACGTTTTACAGACGAATTAATGCAGGTGATCGAAAAGGTGCCTGCGAAGCGATTCGCTGGTGGATTAAGGACGGTGGCAGAGACTGCCGTATTCGTTCAAACAACTGTTACGGTCAGGTATCCCGTCGTGACCAGGAGAGCGCGCTGGCGTGCTGGGGAATTGACAGATAAGCAGAATATTTTGCTGAAAAATGCGGTTTGCTCACACGGGCGGATAACACGAAATCCTGCGAACTGGCAAAAACTAAGTGAATAAAAGTAAAACCCCGTTTGTTGGCCGCAAGCGGGGTTTTGTGTTTCCTGACTCCGGAAAAGTCAAAGGAGAAAGTGTGTTTGATTTTAGCAAACTGATTCGGGAGATTCGAATGATGGCTGAAAAATTATCCACCTGGAAGTTCATCCTTATCTGGCTGGTGTTTGTGATTATGGCTTCCGGTTATTTCATTGGTCAGATACGCTGGTGGTGAAATGAACCGTGTTCTGTGTGTGGTGATTATTGTCCTGCTGGTGGCCTGTGGTGCGCTTAGTCTGGGGCTGAATCATTACCGTGATAACGCCATTACCTACAAAGCGCAGCGCGATAAAAAAGCCAGTGAGCTGGAGCTGGCGAACGTGACAATTACTGATATGCAGGTACGCCAGCGTGATGTCGCTGCACTTGATGCCAGATACTCGAGGGAATTAGCCGATGCGAGAGCTGAAAATGAAACTCTGCGTGCTGATGTTGCCGCTGGTCGTAAGCGCCTGCGGATCAACGCCACCTGCTCCGGTACCGTGCGTGAAGCCACCGGCACCTCCGGCGTGGATAATGCAACCGGCCCCCGACTGGCAGACACCGCTGAACGGGATTATTTCATCCTCAGAGAACGGCTGATGGCAATGCAGAAGCAACTGGAAGGAGCACAGGAATATATCCGTACCCAGTGTACACCGTGATGTTTTGTTATGAAGGTGTTACTGGTAACGTTAAGGTAATTTAACAAAGAGTCAGTTCCGGACTTTATAGTGTGCTCAGTTCATGGCCAAAAACGATTTCTGTGATAAATATTTTGAATATTATTTACAGGTAAATGGAGTGGGGCACATGGATAGAAATATTACAATAGAGAATGAAGTATATGCCCGTATTGTATGGGCAGAGAAGGCAAAAACACGGTAATTCCGTGTGTTGCCATGATACCTGATTGGCAGAATAGTTGTTTGGTTTTGAGTATATAGTCAGCGTTTTTTGTTCAGTAATTGCTCCCTCAAAAAATAATAAAATAAGGTGATTATTTTGTTTATTATTTAGTTTTTTTGTTGTGTTGTTTTATTGTTTTTGCGTGGTTTGTGTTTTTATTGTTATTTCATTAAGGGAAGGTAAATTCAGGATGGCAGTCTGTAGATAATCGGAGGTCACTTATGCTACATGATCACGTGGCAGAATGTCTGGAGAAAAAAGGACTGTACCGGAGAGCAGCTGAACGATGGGCAAAAGTGATGGTACAGCTAAGTGATGACCAGAAAAGAAAAGTGGCGGCACAGAAACGAGCAGAGTGTTTGCGTAAGGCGCGCCGGACTCCGGTTTCACCGGTGAACCTGACCGAAATAAAACAAGCGGTCAACAGACTACATTCTGAGTTGGGAATGGGATTTGAAGAGCGGCGGGTATTCCGACGATATAAAGGGACAGGAGAACAGAATACGTCCGGAAACGCGCGGTCAAAAAAATGCTAAAAAATATCTGAGAGAGTTATTGCCTGTTACCATAAGAAAAAGCGACTTTAGTGGTCGCTTTTTGTGTCATATATAAGTCGTTTAAGTAAACCTGTCTGAACAGGTGCTCTGGTCGTGTTTGTCTTTGTTGGGTACAAATTGAGCATGTTTTTCATTAATTAATCTTCTTCTGCAGGCTTCAATAACCCACGCTGAAAAATTACCTGAACCTTTCAGGTCAAGAGCGATGTTAATTTGTTCAATTATCTGGTTTGGAAATCGGATGTTGCGGGTTGTTGTTCTGCGGGTTCTGTTCTTTGATGACATAATGTTGCCCCGTATTCAGTGTTGCTGATTTGTATTATCTGAAGTTGCTTTTACGCTAATTTGATGCAGATCAATTAATACGATACCTGCGTAATAATTGATTATTTCTCGTGGTTTGATGGCGTACACACATGTCGTGATAAACCTCATGTAGATGATAATTATTATCATTTTCGTGGGTCCTTTCCGGCGATCCGACAGGTTACGGGGCGGCGACCTCGCGGGTTTTCGCTATTTATGAAAATTTTCCGGGATCCATGTCCGGTTTCTCTTCAAGTTAACTATATGAAAAATATAAAAACAGGTCTTCTGTGAACCGGACATGAACAAAAAACAGACATGTAAACCGGACATGACCGGTTTTGTTGTGATTGTGAGGTGAGAGTTTTTGCGAGGTGAGGAGTGGCTACGCAGACTGAAGTTGCCAGGCATTTAAGTCTGACCGATCGCCAGCTTCGCAGATTGCAGAAATTGCCGGGTGCCCCGATATCGAATAAGCGAGGGCAACTGGATCTGGATGCCTGGCGCGATTTTTACATATCGTATCTGAGGAGAAGTAAAAACGATGTGCCTGATGGCGATAGCGAAGACGACTATGAGGAGAAATTGCTTATTGCCAGATGGGAACTGACAGCAGAACAGGCTGTTACACAGCAGTTAAAAAATGAGGTGTCAAAAGGAAAACTTATTGACACCGGGTTCTGTATTTTGCCCTCAGTAAGCTGGCAATGGCGTTATCCAGTACGCTTGATTCCATCCCTTTATCCATGCAGCGACAGTTTCCTGATTTAACACCGCGCCATCTTGACCATCTGAAAACCCTTATTGCTAAGGGGGCAAATCAGTGTGCGCGGGCAGGGGATAAATTACCGGATTTACTCGATGAATATATCAGAGCAACAACTGAATAATATGATGGCTGCCGTTTCGGTTGCGCTGCAGCCTCTGGTCAGGGTTGTACCGATGACGGCAGTTGAATGGGCTGATCAGTATTATTATCTGCCTAAAGAATCCTCATACGGTGACGGCGAATGGAAAACGCTGCCATTCCAGATCGCCATTATGAACTGTATGGGTAATGATCAGGTTCGCACGGTTAACCTGATTAAATCTGCCCGTGTTGGCTATACAAAGATGTTGCTGGGAGTCGCCGGGTATTTTATTGAGCATAAATCCCGAAACAGTCTGCTTTTTCAGCCCACGGATTCTGCCGCTGAAGATTTTATGAAGTCTCACGTGGAGGCGACGATTCGGGACGTGCCATGCCTGAAAGACCTTTCCCCGTGGCTGGGTCGTAAACATCGTGACAATACTCTCACGCTGAAACGCTTTTCATCGGGCGTCGGTTTCTGGTGCCTGGGCGGCGCTGCCGCCAAAAACTACCGTGAAAAATCCGTGGACGTGGTCTGCTATGACGAACTTTCCTCGTTCGAGCCGGATGTCGAAAAAGAGGGCTCGCCAACCCTGCTGGGGGATAAGCGTATCGAGGGCTCTGTATGGCCAAAATCCATTCGCGGCTCGACGCCTAAAATCAAAGGCTCCTGCCAGATCGAAAAAGCCGCTAACGAGTCGGCACATTTCATGCGTTTTTACGTGCCCTGTCCGCACTGTGGGGAGGCGCAGTATCTGAAATTTGGCGATGATGCCTCGCCTTTCGGTCTTAAGTGGGAGAAGAATAAGCCAGAAAGTGTTTTCTACCTTTGTGAGCATCATGGCTGTGTGATCCATCAGTCTGAGCTTGACCAGAGTAACGGGTGGTGGATCTGTGAAAACACGGGCATGTGGACCCGTGACGGCCTGACGTTTTTCAGCGCCGCGGATAATGAAATTCCGCCGCCGCGCTCCATCACTTTCCATATCTGGACGGCGTACAGTCCGTTCACCACCTGGGTACAGATTGTCTATGACTGGCTGGATGCACTGAAAGATCCCAACGGTCTGAAAACTTTTGTTAACACCACGCTGGGCGAGACCTGGGAAGAGGCCGTGGGCGAAAAACTCGATCACCAGGTACTGATGGATAAGGTCGTGCATTACACGGCGGCGGTGCCTTCCCGGGTGGTTTATCTGACGGCGGGCATTGACTCGCAGCGAAACCGTTTTGAGATGTATGTCTGGGGATGGGCACCGGGAGAGGAAGCCTTTCTGGTGGATAAAATCATCATTATGGGGCGTCCCGATGAGGAAGAGACGCTGTTACGTGTGGATGCTGCGATCAACAAAAAATATCGCCATGCGGATGGCACCGAAATGACCATTTCCCGTGTCTGCTGGGACACCGGGGGGATCGATGGTGAAATTGTCTATCAGAGATCAAAAAAACACGGTGTTTTCCGGGTGCTGCCGGTAAAAGGCGCGTCTGTCTATGGCAAGCCGGTGATCACCATGCCGAAAACCCGCAATCAGCGGGGCGTGTATCTGTGCGAAGTGGGGACGGACACCGCAAAAGAAATTCTCTATGCCCGTATGAAAGCCGATCCCACGCCTGCGGATGAAGCCACGTCGTATGCCATCCGTTTTCCTGATGATCCGGAGATTTTTTCGCAGACAGAGGCGCAGCAACTGGTGGCGGAAGAGCTTGTGGAGAAGTGGGAAAAAGGAAAGATGCGTCTGCTGTGGGATAACAAAAAGCGGCGTAACGAAGCGCTGGACTGCCTGGTGTATGCCTACGCGGCATTACGTGTGTCCGTGCAACGCTGGCAGCTTGATCTGGCTGTACTGGCAAAATCCCGGGAAGAAGAGACGACCCGGCCAACCCTTAAAGAACTGGCAGCGAAGCTGTCCGGAGGAGTGAATGGTTACAGTCGCTGAACTGCAGGCGCTGCGTCAGGCGCGCCTTGATTTATTAACCGGTAAACGGGTGGTGTCTGTCCAGAAAGATGGTCGCAGAATTGAATATACGGCGGCTTCTCTGGATGAGCTTAACCGGGCGATCAATGATGCGGAGTCGGTACTGGGGACAACCCGGCGTCGCCGTCGTCCGCTGGGAGTGAGGTTATGAAACGAACGCCTGTCCTGATTGATGTGAACGGCGTTCCGCTTCGTGAGAGTCTCAGCTACAACGGGGGCGGTGCAGGATTTGGCGGGCAAATGGCGGAGTGGTTGCCACCGGCGCAGAGTGCCGATGCGGCCCTGCTGCCCGCGTTGCGTCTGGGGAATGCCCGGGCAGATGATCTGGTGCGCAATAACGGAATAGCGGCCAATGCGGTGGCACTGCATAAGGATCACATTGTCGGGCATATGTTTCTTATCAGCTACCGTCCGAACTGGCGCTGGCTGGGGATGCGGGAGACCGCAGCAAAAAGCTTTGTCGATGAGGTGGAGGCGGCCTGGTCGGAATACGCCGAAGGGATGTCTGGCGAGATCGACGTGGAAGGAAAACGCACGTTCACGGAATTTATCCGTGAAGGTGTGGGCGTTCATGCGTTTAACGGCGAAATCTTTGTGCAGCCGGTCTGGGATACGGAAACCACGCAGTTATTCCGTACGCGTTTTAAAGCCGTGAGTCCGAAACGGGTGGACACGCCAGGACACGGTATGGGGAACCGTTTTCTGCGGGCCGGGGTGGAGGTCGATCGATATGGCCGTGCCGTTGCGTACCATATCTGTGAGGATGATTTTCCTCGCTCCGGGAGTGGACGATGGGAACGGATCCCGCGTGAACTTCCCACCGGGCGTCCGGCCATGCTGCATATTTTCGAGCCGGTGGAGGACGGGCAGACCCGTGGGGCCAACCAGTTTTACAGCGTCATGGAACGGCTGAAGATGCTCGATTCCCTGCAGGCAACACAGCTTCAGTCGGCCATTGTGAAGGCCATGTATGCAGCGACGATTGAAAGTGACCTTGATACCGAAAAGGCCTTTGAATATATCGCCGGTGCGCCGCAGGGGCAGAAGGATAATCCGCTTATTAATATTCTGGAG